GATTTCCAGTAGTTCCTAAACCAACGTTAGCTTCCTGTCCAGCAACATAAGAGTTAGTGCCGTCAAAACCGAGTCCACTGTTAGAGAATCCGGTGTTTGCTTCGTCGAAGAGTGCTTCTGATCCAGACTGACTGGAGTAACGAGAACGCATTGCGAAGATCAGTCCAGTAGGACCGTTCATCGGTTGAACGCCTGCGAGGTCATATGCGACCAGGTTAGGCATTGCGCGTCTGATCAATGAGATCAGAACGGGGTCGAAGTTAGAAACTCCACCGTTTGCAACGGAGTTTGTAGGAGCTGCTTCTGAAAGGAACTCACGCTCCTCACTAAGCATCTTTTCTTGGTTCTCCAGAAGAACTGCGGTAACCATTCTCTTATGAGCATCATCGATGCCTCCGAGACCCTCATGATTGAGGATAGGTGCCCACTTCTCCTGAAGGTGTTCAGCATTGAAACCTTGCATTTGAATTTACCTTGTTAAAAATTTTAGTTTGATTTATAATTAAAAAATCACTTTTTAGAAACTCTAGTCAGAGTATCGAGATAAGATTCCATTAAACCAGTTACTGGTTGTGCAATGGATTCGGAACTCTCGGAAATATTCTCTGAGTTGTCTCTTTGAGATCCGGCATTTTCTGGGAAATAAGACTTTCTCAGAGTAACCAGTTTCTCACGATAGGTGTCTTCACTATCAAACTCAACATTTTCGGCAAGAGAAGCGAGCTTATCCTTCTGAGAAAGTGCGAGACCTTCACAGACATCGGAGAAGATTACGTCGGCAACCGACTCAGCTAATCTTTGATTGAGAGCAATATTTGATTTAATTTGCTCGTTGAGTTTATCTTCCATTTCATCTAATTTCTCTACCATTGCGGTAGTTACATCATATTTCTCTTCAGGGATGTTTACATAATGTTCTTCAAAAAGACTTCTCATTCCAGTTAGGAATGATTCTGACATTTCAGCCTTAAGTCCTTGCTCGACTGCGAGTTGATTTTCAGAAATCCACTCTTCGGCAACATACTCAAGGTATGCATCAACTCTACCAGTCAGTTCTTCCTTAATAGTAGAAACTTCTTCTTCCAGAGTTGTTTCGTATTGTGCTTTCAGTTCTTCTTGAACTTCAGCAACTTTTGTCCTGATAGCAGTTTCAAAAATTGTACGTGCTTTCTCTTGAAATTCCTCAGAAAGTTCTTCACCAGTAAGCAGTGCTTCAACATCTTCTTCGATGTTATATTCTGCTTCGACGACTTCTTCTTCGGATACAACTTCTTCTTCAGAAGTCTCTTCCTCAGCAACTACTTCTTCAGCAGATGCAGTGGTTTCTTCCTCTTCGACTACTTCGCCTTTAACTTCCCCTTCTTCCTTCATACCCTTAGGCATGGGTTCAGCAGGCTTGGCACCCTTATTCACAATGTCTTTGACAGTTGCGATTTTGGGTTCTGCGAGTTTAGCAGAGTTGTCGTCTACTTTATAGTTTTCTGGAGTAGGACCACCGAGATCTTCCCAATTGCCAGTTTGGCCTGGTGTAGAAACACCGGAAGCATTGCTTCCTGCCTTTGACATTGGTTCAGATGCAGCAGCTCCTTTGGTTACTACGTTTTCCATTTCTTGTAAATTGCTACCAACGGACATTTGACTTTATTAGATTTTGTATTAATCTATATTTATTTATAATTTAAAGATTTGATAAGAATTCTTTAAACAAATTCAACTTATGCTCTTCGAGAACTTTTTGGTCAACGAGAGTGTTAATTCTTTTCTGAGTTCTTTCTGCGAGTTGCTCACGAAGAATTCCTCCTTCCCAAACCCACTCTTTTCCTTCCATAATTCCTGATACAAAAGCATCAGGTGCAGAAGGATCTGCAACGATATCAGCAGCAGTTGCTAACATGAAATCTTCACCAACAACTTTCATACCACCACGATCTTCTTTTAATGAACCAACACCACGAGAAGAAACTCCAAGCATCACACCTTCATCTAAAAGTGAAGATGCAATTTTACCCATAGGAGTATTGAGGATTTGTGCCTTACCTCTAAAATTACTACCCTCTTGAGTGAGTGAAGTAATCTTATGAGAAACACGATCAAGATTTACGGTAGGACCATCGGGGTGTCCAAGTTCACCAAGAGCACGCCCTTTTTGAACAAATGCTTCATTATACCTATTCACTTCACGAGAAAGAGTCTCCATAGGATACATTCTCCCATTACGATTTTTAAGATTGCCCTGTAAAAAAACACCTTCAATATAAAGTTTCTTATTAGAACCTTTACCTTCGGTAATAATCTTTACGTTTGAAATTTCTTCTGTGATAAGTTTCATTTGTATTAACCTGTAAATCCTACAGCTGAACCCAATACCGTAGCGTCTGCTGCGAATATTGCTTCAGTTGATTTTTTCTCTACAAACTCAACAGTGTTACCTGGCATTGTAAAGGTTCCAATTGTTGTAGATCCTCCAACTTCATCAATAACAGATACTAATCTAGCAGTACCTCCATTATTACAGAGACGCACTACTGTCGCACTACCAAAAGTAGATGCTCCCGCAGCGTCAGTACCACATGCTGCTTGAGCACCTTTAATTAAAGTTCTGTTACACATTATTTTTCCCCTTCGGAATTATCTTGCTGGTCATCAAACATGGATGCGCCAACTGTTGGACGAATAGTATTAATACGTTCTGCTGATTTTGAATACAAAACATTTTTAATTCTGTCACTAATATCAGATGCCGATGAATCGGAACCGATTAAATTTACAATTTCTTCCATGAAAATTTAATATATCTATATTTTCTATTTATATCTCAGCAGCTTTGCCGTCTACATCAGTAATCCCACCATCAATTTCTGGTTCCAATGGAACATCACCCATCATTCCTTGTTCACCTTCTTGTGGCAATGGTTCTCCAGTTATAGGATCAACAGTACTCGGATCAGGAAGGATTCCATCTTTTATTTCCTGTTCAATCTGATCATCCATCTCAATCATTTCTCCATCAGTCTGACGAAGAACTTTGCTACGAACCCAATGAGTTGAATAATACTTACCAATATAAGGTTCAATAGTTGCAAGAACACCAAGTCTCTCATTCAACATTTCTGTTTCTTTGAGTTCTGCAAACTGATTATCATACAAGAAATCATATTGAATATGATCACTAATCCTATCCCAATCTTCTATGGAAACAATGTTCTTAAGGATTAACTGTGTCTTCAACATGTCATTGAACATTTGAGCAAATCTCTTTCTCAAACGACCAACAAACTTGGCAAACTTAAGTTCATCTCTTAAAATTTCGGAAGAACGACCAAGATTAAATCCACCATCAGCAGCAATTCTTGATTCTGGAACTCCAAGTGCTCTATAAAGTTTCTTTTGGAAATACTCAATATCAGCAAGTTCTCCTAAGTTTTGTCCACCAGGAAGAGTTGTGATTTCAGTTCCTCTACCACCCTCTCTTCTAGGAAGCCAGAAGTCCTCCATCATACTCATAAATTTACGATCATCACGAATTTCTCCAGTGTTCGCATCGTAAACTTGCTTGTTACGATAACGATTCATAACATCACGAAGATATTGTTCTGCCTTTACTTTAGGAAGATTGCCAACATCAATATAAAAAATACGACGTTCTGGTGCTCTTGATAATCTGTAGATAACCAAAGAATCCTCAATCATTCTCAGTTGATTAAGAGCCTTGATTGCTTTATGGAGATATGATAAAATAGAACCTTTATTTCTATCTACAAGACCTGAAGTGCAATATGTAATTGCATCTTTTGCAATTTTAGTTCCTTTATTTCCGCCACCACCAGTTAAATTTCCTGTTGGATAGTTTGGTTTGGGAGTATAAACAAAATACTCTTCGATCTCTGGAGCAATACCATTTTTTTGTTCGTCACGACCAGGAATATTTGGTCCGATAACATTCTTATCTTGTTTCTTTTCTTGGCGGACAAACCGCATCTTCATTGGATCAATATACCTCAGTTCTTTAATTCCTTCCTGAGGATTTTTAAGATCAATTACCTTATGATAATAAAGTCTTCCATCAACATACCAATTTCTAAAAATTTCGTGCGACTTCTTATCAAAATCTAAAATTTCTTTAATATACTTAAATTCTTGTCTGATTGCTTTCTTTAGATTATCTGTAGCATTTAAATTGGATAATTCAATTTCAATTGGAGAATCATAAAGATCACTCACAATTGCTTCATTTACAACATCTTCGATAGCACCATCCGCTTCTGGATGTAGTGACATCTCTCGGTATCTTTTGATTAAATCAAATTCTGTTCTATATTGACCTTCAATATCTACATATGAACCATAAAATCCACTTGCAATATAGTTATCAACCCCATCCTCGTTATTCACGGGGACAGGGGAAACTACAGATTTGGATTTCTTTTCTGTATCGTCAATAGAAAAACCAAAAAGTTTTGCCATATTATAAACTAATTTAGACTACTATTTTATTATTTAGGTGATGTCTTCACCACCTGCCTGAGAAGATGATCCTCTATATGCTTCCCAATAATGAACTTGCATTTCTACAGTAAACTCCTGAACGGTATCAGTTGTCTCATAGTTTAGATCAATAGTAGAAATATTAGTTGGGAAAATGTCCCAGAACTTGTAAGATCTGAGAATATCACCATCACGATTCAACTGATGAACA